TTCTGGTTTTTGACCTGTATTGTTAAAGATATACTTCTTAACTGGTTGTTGTTCAAATAATGAATCAATAGATCTGAAATTAAAACCATCTCTAGTCTGATAGAAAAGATATCCTGCTCTAGATCCAACGTCTTTATCAGGAACAGCCTTTGATGCTAACCATGTACAAGTATAAAAAGGTTTTCTATCATTACCTAAAAAATTATAGTCTAATGATGTATTATCAATCTTTTCTATTTTACCATTAATGTCTGACAATATCTCTCGAACATGATCGGATATCTTTCCTTCATATCTGTCCATTACTCTCACTTGTTCATTGGCAAAATATTCTTTTGATGCAAAGTCAATAAAGAATACATCTTTTGATGTACCAGGATCAGAATTTCTAACTCTATTCACATACAATCCATCAGAGAAAGAAAGTTTGTTATCAAGATTATCTTCTAAAGTAATATCCGTTCTTTCTCCACCTCTGATAGGTAAAGAATCTAATACACTTTTACTAGTTTTTAATTTATCTGAATCAACCTCATAACCACTATCAACTACAACAGCTGTTGCTGTAATGTTATTAGATAACACACTTTCATAATATCTAAACTCTGCTACACCAGCAGAAAGATCGGCTGCTTTATCAGTAAAATTAGAAGTTATTTTAAACTTTTGAATATTACCAGATTGTGAAGGGGAGTTTTCTGATGGCATTATCCTTGTTTATATAAGAAACCCAGTAATTGAGCTTTGTAATAACTATTTAATATCTGACTTGTGGATGTTCTGGACATTGGTGGTGAAGATTGACCACCAGTTGGTGATGGTTGTTGAGACATTGGAAGAGGAATAACACTCACACCACCTCCACCTTTTTCATAAGATGCTTGTTGTTCTAATGCCGAAACATTTGGTTTACCTTCATTATTGGTCATGACTTGTGCTGTTTGAGGATCCTCTTTTGTATTTTCTCCTAATGATTCCTCTACAGAACTGGATGTTGGTTTTAAAGTAGATGTTTTAGTCTGTGAAGAAGGAGATGGTGTGAATGAAGCTCCACCTCTCGCTTTAATCAAAGCTTGTCTGACTTCTTCTACAGTATGAGCTGCTCTATTACCAGCACCATACTTTGAATTACCTGTCTTAGGATCTGGCATAGATGCAAATTCATTTGCCAACTCATCCATTGCGGTTTCAATGTCATCACTCTTTCCACTCAAATAATCACCAACTTTAGGTCTCTTAGAAATGATTAGAGCCATTCCAAGTTTATCTTGATTCTGTGGTGAGAACATATCATCCATACTCAATCCAGCAGCTTTAACTGCACCTGGCATTGTTCCAGGAATAATCTGATACCTTCCTGCAGCAAAAATACCATAGTCACTAATTTGAGGATTGTTTTTATCCATAAGGTATGCTTGTCTCTCCATGATTTCACCTATGGTCATATCAGTTAAGTTTTTACCTATCTTAGATTTAGCATTACCAGTACTTCCAACAATTCTATTTCCCTGTGTACCCTGATTCATTGAATTGTATCCACCCTCACCAGAAGCAATGAAATCAAGTAAAGATCCATATTTACCAGGTGATGCTGTTTCCCCAGAAGGTTTTTCAAAAGTCTCATCTGAGTCAGTTTTTGTGGAACGTTTTTTTCTAACTTGTTGTCTTTTCTCAGCAGCAGTTTTTGGTTTTTCTTTTTTATCAGTCTCTCCTCCCTTTTCAAACAAGAATTCATAAAGTTTATCTGCAGCCCATTCACCAAGGAAGGCTCCACCAATTGCTGTGAATGGTGCGAAAGGACCTCCAATACCAGCACCAAGTGCAGAGAACAATGTTGCTCCAAGTGTTTTAAATGCAGCCTTACCAAGTGGTTCCTTAAAGATAAAGAAATTAATTGCAAAATCAATCAAAGGACCAATAATTGGTATTCTTTTAAGAAGTGGAGTGAAAACTTTTTTGAATGAAACCTTTGCAATATCATCAACTAATTGTGCTCCACCTTTTACTAGATTTTTTCCTGCAGCAACAAGTGGTCTTGTTACATTCTTTATTGAAGTACCAACCTGTTTCGCTGTTTGTTTAGCAGCTTCTGCAGCTGCATCCAATCTAGCTGCTTTGATGATAGCCTTTCCAACATCTTTTGCTTTTTTTATTACACCACCAACTAAATTCTTCAGTTTAGTACCAACACTCGAAAGAGTATTTTCTATCTTTGTACCAAGCCCAGAGAAAACAGTCCTTACTTTATTTGCTAATCCCTTTAAAATATTACCAACAGCATTGAAAAGGGGTTTGAGAGGTTTACTAAACGCCATCCCAAATCCAAGTATTGCTGACTTAATAAGTTTAAATGGATTTGTGATACTTTCTTTGAGATCTGTGATCAGTTTTTCAATCTTTGGAAGATTGTTTAAAAGGAATAATGCAATACCACCCACCAATATGTTAGTAAGAAAATCAAATATTCCCTTCTTAGAAGAAGATGCTAGTCCTACACTTGGTATCGATAATCCTTTCTTTTTATCTCCCTCTAGTTTTTGTTCTCTTTTCTTTGCTCTTACTTTTTCCTCTTGTTTCTTTAAGGCTTTCTGTTTTCCTTCACTATACTTTAACTCAGACTCTGATACTTTTATCAAAGACTCCGATATACCTACAATATTATCTAACGTCTTACCAATCGATTCATAACTTACCTTTCCATTAGTTGGTTTAGAAACATAACTACTAGTGGTAATAGATGGTGATGGTATTTTAACTCTCGATACTTTTTGTTCCTTTGGTATCGAAGTAGCAGTTTGTTGAGTAACTTCACTACCTCCCTGTTTAACTAGGGCTCCTCCTTTCTTTTTACCCTTTCCAGATACAAAACTTTTAGCCTTACTTGCTGCAGCTTTCTTTGCTGTTGAAGTTATTAATCCTCTTGCTGCTGTAGCTATTAGTGGAAGTACCATCTATCTCACCCCACAATATTGTAAATTGATTTAACAACGATCAATTCATTATTACTATCATCCTCTGCCGAGAAACTTGGTATTTTCTTTTGTGATGGTGAAGAACTACTTCCAGATCCAGGTGATTGTTGACCTTGCATTGGAAGAGGTACAACAGATGATCCTTGTCCACTTGAAGGTGGAGATATGGATGTTTTGGATGGTGAGGATTGAATGTTTGCTGAAGTTGGACTTGATGATGCTCCAAGATCAAGAGTACCACTACCTTTTATAAAATCAAGAGGGTTGATTACATTTCCATTTTGATACATCTGAAGATGTAAGTGTGTTGCATCTTTAAGATCGATGAGACTACCAATTCTCTGTCCCTTTTTAACCTCATCACCTGGTTTTAAGAAAGGTGACATATGCAAATAAGTTGCAAGAATATTATTACCATGATCAATAGTCAAGTTTGAAGTGTAACCACTTGTAGTATAAGGATATCCAGGACTACTTTTCACAACCTTACCATCAGTCATAGCAACGACTGGAATTTTTGGATCTGAACCCCAAGGTGCATCCTCAGTGATATCAATACCAGCATGACCACCATAACTTCTTGGATCACCAAATTTCTGTCCAGATTGACCCTTGTAACTTCCTTTTGGCACTGGTTTAACTACACCACCACCTTCAAATCCCATAAACTTACCAAACTTTGGTTGATTATTACCACCCGCAGCAGCGTTTGCAGCAAGAAGTTCATCCTCACCATATAAATCTACCGCCTTCTTACTCATTACAACCTCACCAGGTTGAGCAGCAATGAGTTGTGTATCATTACCCATACCAGTAATTTTGATACCAGAATTTCCATCAATCAATCCACCACTCTTGAAGGTAATATTGTCCACATTGACAATGGTTCCTCCACCTTCTTTCTGTTGAATGAATTCTGGATATTCGATTTTTGGTATGTCAGGAATATCTAAATTTGGTTTTGGAACTCTATCAAGAGTAACTTGATCAAGACCAGGTATAATACTTGATACTCCATTAATAATTTTTTCTAAACCTGTCACTAACAAATTCAAGTAATCAATATACCAATTGATTGGTGCCATTATTACATTATCTAGAGTCCACTCTAAAGTACTATTGATGTTATCAATAATAGTATTCATGAAATCAAATAATGGTTTCAAATACTTTCCAGGATTTTGAACAATATCAACTATTAAACTGAGTGCTCCACCCATCAAAATATTGGTGAAGAAATCAACCAGTCCATCTAAGAAACTTTTTGCTGGTGCTAGTACCTTTTCTACCTTCTTAAAAGTAGAAGGTTTTGTAGTTTCTAACTTCTCTTCTCTCTCCTTTGCTCCTATATCTTCAGACTCTTTAGACAGACTCTTTGATTCTTCTTTGTCAAGAGAAAGTTGTTTTTCGTTAATATCTAATAACTTTGAAAGATTCTTTTCAATCTCTGCTAATGAACTTGATAGAGGGATTAGTTCCTCTTGTATATCATCTTTGGTCTCTGTCTTTAATTCTTCAGTCTTTATCTTTGCTGGAGGTAGAAGTTTCTTTGCATCAACCTTTGGTGTAGTGGTCTTTTTCTTTCCTACAAAGGATTCTGTCTTTACCTTCTGACCCTTGACTTTAAATTTACCAGTTTTTGACTTAACTCTTTTAAATTCATTAGTCAATAACTCCACATCTTCTGTGGGCATTTTGCTGTCTGGCATCCTACCAGCAGCCATCTCAGCTTTGAGAAGACTTTTATAATCATCATAAGAAAGGTCACCAACAAATTCTTGTCCTAAAAGTTCTAGAATTTTTGGATCAATATTTTCATCGACAAGATTCTGCCCCTCAGTTCCCTCATACTTTGTCTGAGTGGAACCAGATTTTACTTCTTCTGTCGTTTTAGGAGCCATTCTGTCTTGCCTTAATCTTTTGCTCTTCTTCCTCTAAATGTTGTTGTAAAAGAGATACATAGATATCCCTTTCCCAAGGCATCATATTTTCAATCTCAGTTAGTGAGTATTTATGGTACTGCATTAGGGCAAAGTTAAGTCGAAAGTAATTTTCGAGATCCATGTGGACCATCCCTACCCGAAAAAACTTGAGAGACCCTCCAGGACGACAGTACTCTTTACTTTTGTTTTTGGATTCACAACTTCCAATGTGTGTGAAAGTTTTGGCATAGTCTCAAAGAACTTCTCAATTTGTTTGAACTGAGCAGAGTTCATTTGTTCCAGGAATTCAACCACTTCCTTTTTACTTACATCAGCCGTAGACCAAACTTCTTCTTCATTAAAAATTTTATCAATACAAGAAGCGATCAATTCAAATGACCTATCAACATTACTATTATCATCAAAATCAAAATTATTTTTAATGAATTGATCCAATGAAGGATACTTCATTTCCATCATCAAACTATCATCAAGTCTAATCTGTTTATTATGTTCTTTATTTTCAACTACCTTAATCTCATCAAGATCAATGTTAACTGGAATTGGTGTCACACCATCATCAGGAGCAATGATACTTAATTCAACTTCTTCACCAACCGACTTACCTCTAATGTTGAGGAAAAGATATTCAATATCAAAAGTAGGAAGATCTTCTACCTTAACTCCTCTTGTAGAGATACAATTTTTAATTACCGTTTTAATTGCGGTAGTGATCTGTTTAGTATCCTCACTTTCTAATGCTAATACAAGAAGTTTTTCTTCCTTGACAAGAAAAGGTCTGTATTTAATTGTCTGTTTTGTAGAAGGTAATTCCAACTCATACAGTGGAGTAGCAATTTTTGGTAAAGGCATAATAACCTAATAATATGTTCAGATAAAATTATTTATTTACGTTTTTTACGCTTTTTTGGTGTCGGTATACCGAGATCATTTTCTGTTAGAACTTTAAATTCAATACCATTATCTTTGGCAAACTCTTCTGCATACTTCCACTTGGCTTGATTGACTGCATATGTTTTGACTTCATTAATATATGTCTTTGTGATTCTGGAAGGTTTCTTTGGTTCCCTACATTGTCTTTCAGGTTTTATCTCAACAATATATCTTTTAACTTCACCATTCTGATGTTTGATTTTAACAAACCCATCAGGATAATATCTATGAACTCTATTATCTACTGGTGAGATGTATTGAATACTAAACTCTTCTGAAGCGTACTCAATTACTGAATCATTTCTATCACACCATCTCAAAAAATGAAGTTCCCAACTACTTCTATACACAATATTTCTAGAATCACCAAGGTATTTTTCTGGATGTTGAGGATGAAACCTACCTTGGTGCCACTTTGAATCTCTAGGCATCAGTTATACATAGTAATGGTAGTAATAAGTATTTAGATGCCTGCTCCAACAGGAGGACCAACTCCAAGTTCGATAAGAACAAGTGATCTTAAGAGTAAGATACTCAATGTTGCTAAACCGAATGTATATACGGTTAAGTTACAACCACCTACTCTTGTGTCTAACTTCTTAAGAAGTTCGGGTAGAGATATAAATTATGATTCCATCGGTCAAGATATTGAGTTGAGGTGTTATCAAACAACGACTCCTTCCTCATCATTCCTGACACACGCAACTAGTGCGGACTTTCATGGTGTGGTAGAAGAAATACCATACAGAAGAAGTTATGAAAATGAGATTGCATTCTCATTCTATGTTGATAACAACTATGATACCGTTGAATTTTTTGAAGGGTGGATGGACTACATGAGTGGTCTTGGTACATCAGCATCGAGAGATACATACTACTCGCCATATTCAAACTTTAGAATGAATTACTATGAAGATTACACTACAGATATCTTCATATCAAAATTTGAAAAAGATGTTACCAGAAGAGACACTAGAATCACTGGTTCAAGATCAGCAAAAAAATACATGGAGTATACCTTACTCAAGGCTTATCCAAAAAGAGTTGATAGTATGAGTTTGAGTTATTCTTCCAGTGATGTGTTAACAATAGATGTAACTTTTGGTTATTCTAGGTATGTTAGAAAGAGAAAATCTATCACATAAATAATCAAAAAAGTTCGATGAAAACGTTCTCTCAATTTATATTAGAAGCAGACTCAAGTGCATCTGATGCATCATCAGCAATCAGTAGATCTGGTTCTGGTGTGGGTAGTTCTGATGCAGATGGGCCTCGACAAGGTGGATTTAAGAAGAGAAGACTTCCTATCGAGTTCAAAAAGAAGGAAAGAAAAGTCACAGAACCAGACGAAGAACCAGATAAAGATACTGTACCAGGTGAAGAACCAAATAAAGATACTGTTGATACACCCAGAGATAGACAACCAGCACCATATCGTCAAGTAAATAAAACGGCAACACAAAAACCATCTCAAGAAAGACCAGCTCTTCCTGCAGGTAAAGAAAGACCATCTCTTCCAGCAGGTAAAGAAAGACCAGCTCTTTCACCAAGTAAGGATTCAATGGTTGCAAAAAGAATTGCGTCTGCTAAACAACCACCACAACACAAACAAATTTCAGCAAGACCAGCATCAACTGCAATGGCTGGTAGTAGACAAAGACCTGCAATCAGACCTGCATCATCCAATCTCTCCAGAAACAATCAGGGTGTTCAGAGAGCAAATGTAAGAGATCTTGGTTCTACTCCACAGAAGAAACTTAGTCCTACACCACAGAAGAGACTTAACCCTGCACAACAAAGACAACTTCCCCCAGCACGTTCGTGAATGACGAAGAACTAGAAGAATACCAAAAACAGGACGATAGATTTTCAGAGAAAGCTGTCAATAAAATATCATCTTATACAGATGAAGATGATATGATGTTAGATATTCTTGAGATAGCAAAAGAATATGATGTCCTACCTCTTCCAGGAAAATATTATACCTTCGTTTATAAAGCAAAAACACCAAGAATTCAATATGATGAGTATCCTCTGATTGCTTGTGTTGGTGTATACAAATGGGGATTTAGAGGATTAAATTATCATTGGGGAGACTTCAGAAACTATACTTGGGAAGAGGTAATTGGTTATACACATGTGATTTATCCAACAGAACTTGACACTCTAAGATCTATTCCATATCAAAAATTTAAACTAAATATCTAAATGGACCTCTTCATAGTTAAATGGCAGTCATAAGAACAGTAAGAGACTGGAATGGTCTGACTGTAGTAGAATATACAGACACATCAACTGGTATTATAGAACTAAGGTCTCAAGGAACTCTTGGTCAAAATGCTCCCTTGTTAGCTACTTCTGAGGGATCAACATGGACCTATGGAAATCAACAACTGTTTAGAGACATATACAATCAAGCACAAAGGAATAATAATCAACAAACACTCTCCCAACAAGAGTTCAATAAAGAATTTTTTACGGAGGGTTATCAATTATTCAATGAAGATAGAGCAGAAGTATTAAACGATACTGACAACTATGAAAGTGTTGAAGTAGCAGAACATAATCAACAAGCATTTTTTACTACTGGAGTACCAGGTTTAGAATCTCCTGTCACTGGTCAGACTGTTAATAATGATGGATCGACAACCACAGAACAAACAGTTGCCGAACAAGAACAACCTCAAGAAGAAGGTGATGATGAGGTTAACCAATCAACCACATCTACTACAAGTGATTCTAGTACAGAACCCAATACCAATTCCACTCAGAATGCAGATACAGTAACAGTTGGTGGTACACAAGAATTATTACAGTATCCATTGTATGATCCACCACCAGGTCTTGAGTATGACTACATTCAGATAAAGGCATATGATTATAATCCATCTGGTCTTGGATTTAGTAATAAAGATGCAGATGTGAATTTAGGAAACACTAGTTACGAGACTATTCAGTTACCAATGCAACCAAAGATTACAGAAACTAATGCTGTAAATTGGGCTGATGATTCTTTGAATCCTATAAAAGCAACTCTGGGAAAATTTGCAGCAAGTACTATTGGTGCTATTGGTAATTTCTCTGCAGATGAATTAGGTAAAGCTTTTACCAATCTTGGTGATGATATAAAGAAAGGTTTGAATGATCCTGCTCTAAAACCATTCATTGCTGCTTACTTTGCTGGACAAGCAGTAGGTGCTAACATTCAAGGAAGAAGTACAGGTCAAGTTGTCAATCCAAATCTTGAGTTACTTTTCAATGGTCCTACATTGAGAACTTTTAATTTCAATTTTAGAATGACACCAAGATCGAGAGATGAATCTGAACAAATCAGAAAGATCATCAGAGCATTTAAGAGAAATATGTTAGCATCAAGATCAGAACAAGGTCTATTTCTTAAGTCGCCAAGAGTATTCAAACTTGAATATATCTACAAACAAGGTGGTCAACACCCATATCTAAATAAGTTTAAACCTTGTGCTCTCACGAATTTTCAAGTTGATTATACACCAGACAATACCTACATGACATTTGACTCTACGGGTTCACTTACTTCTTATGATTTAACTTTAGCATTTAGTGAGTTACAACCTAATTATGCTGATGAGATTGGTGATAGTCCAACGGATATGGGTTACTAAAAATGGCACAAAAATATTTTAGTTACGTTCCAAACTTTGAATACGTAGATCGTACTCCAGATAATGATAACATCTCAGAGTATACTAAAGTAAAAAATTTATTTAAGAGAGCAAAACTCAGAGAAGACATTTTTCAAAATCTAAATTACTTCACAAAGTATCAAATTATTGGCGATGATAGACCAGATAATGTTGCATATAATCTCTATGGAGATGCAAATCTTGATTGGCTAATCTTACTTTGTAATAACATTGTCAATGTAGAAACTGAGTGGCCGATGACTCAGGATTCATTTGATAAGTATTTGACATACAAGTATGGTAATGAAGAGACCATCCAGTCAGTGAAGTATTATGAGACAAGAGACGTTAAAGATAGTCTTGGAAGAACGATCATTCCAAGAGGACTAGAAGTTCCATCAAATTTTTCAGTGACATACTTTGATGCTGGTTTAAAACAAAGTATTACTACATCAAATCTTAATGCTGTAACAAACTATGACTACGAAGCAAATATTCAAAATGAAAAAAGAAATATCTATGTCTTGAAAGGTAGATATGTTGGTCTAGTTATAGATGACCTTGAAACAATTATGCCTTATCCAGAAGGATCTACACAATATGTTTCTGATAGTTTGGTGAAAGGAGATAATATAAAACTCTACACGTAAAAAAAATCCTGGGAAATTTTTTCCCAGGAAAATGGTTTCAAAGATCGATTTTGAATCAGGAGTCAGCAAGTCGAGCAAAATAACTCATCGGATCCTCGTCATCATCGACAGAGGATGAGGACTCAACATTCTTAGATGCTTTATATGAGTTCTCAAGTTTTTGCATAACTTCTTCTTCACTCACAGACTTTTGTTCAACATCTGAATAACTATCGTACTCAGTTTCTTCTTGAACGGGAGTCGAACGAGTTGACTTGTTACCAAGAACATAGTCAAGACGCTTCTTAAGATCGTCATAGGACTTGAACTGATCAGGAGAAACAAAGGCACTCAGAGAGTGTTGCTTTTTCCAGATTGCTTCCAGTGCATCGTCATCATCAAGAAGAGCACTAGGACGATCAAATTCAGACTTATCATAGTTCCAATAACCATCCTTCTTCTGAAGTTTCAGTTTGAAGTTAGCACCACCCCAGAAATCAAAAGGATTAATAGGAGTCTCATCTTCAAACTCTGGTTGCATCACATCCATGATCTTGTCAAAGATCTTCTTACCGAACTTGTAAAGAAAAACTTGACCCTCGTTTTGAGGATTAGCAGGATCTTTTACAACATAGATGTTAGCATAGAAAGACAGTTTACGTTTTTGCTTACGTGCCTGCTCTTTGCCAGAGTCAGTACCATTGTTCCACAGAGTGGAGT